AACTGCCTCTTCTATTGAGGTAAATTCTTTTACTAATCTGTTTAATAGTTTCATCGTGATTCGGACTCCCATCCCTTGATTATGTCTTTGCTAAAGTTATTATAGGAAAATTCCATCCTATCTACAATTTTAACAGCGCCATTAGTTAAATGATCTATAGCAACATATCCTTCGGCGCCTGTTACTCTAAAACCGTCTTTAGTCTTTACAAATGTATTTATACTATCCATACTATCTAAGTGTACTAACAGCTTCTTTTTAGCCATTACTAATTCATTTTGCATATCAAACATACTTATAAGGCTATCTAAGTTGTCATCTGAAAAGAATTCTAAGGCTGCCAGCTTCGCCTCTTCCTTCCTATCCTTGCCAGCATCGCTCTTAAGCCTTTCTTTTTCGGTGTCGTAACGTAATGATATCCATGAGATGAGCTCACTAACGTACGCTTTGGAGTCCGTGACTTCATCTTGCGATCTAACCTTCGTATTTCGAAAGGTATTAATAAATAAGTTAATATCTGGATTTGAAGCCACGTCATTAAGCGTCGTAGCGGCGATTGTTTGAAAGAGCTTTCCTGCATTCGAGATGTGTTTCGTAATTTCATCAGTATCCTTTTTGTTTAATGTAGCCATGCCTGATATGTCGGGTAAGTTCGCTGATTTTTGCCAAACGGAACGTACTGTTTTGAACGCTGCTGTGGTTACACCAAAGCTTGCATTCATCGTTTCAAAGGTTGAGCCTGAGTAATAAGTATGCCACACTACACCAATCTTTGCTCTGTTTATTTCTGTTGCTGCTTCAACGGGTACTGCATATACTATAGTATTTGGGTGGAAGGTTACATACTTCTTCCCATCAATTGTTGCTTTCTTTAAGTCTGTTTTTGTGAACATAATGTCACCTTGGTAGACTCCTTTTTTAATACCAAGTTTCTTAAATTCTTGAAATGCTACTACAAGTTTCTTTGCTAAGTCACCTTTCGTATCGGCTCTAACATCTTTAACGCTCTTATATACCTTAGGATTCTTATTGAATATTCCTTTCTTTGCAACAAAAAACTTACCATCGCTAGGATCGATACCAGCAAATACCGCTGGTGCACCATCCCATTTAACTGTAACGGCTTTGCTATCACTTGAATTACCAGCCAACATATCTCTTAAATCTCTTAATGCGAAAATTGCTGATCTTGCTCCGTCTACTCCACCATCAATTACCATATCCTCGATATGGGTCATGTGAGTATTCTTTGCTTCTGCTATGTGTGTCTTTAAATTCATATTATTTAAAACCAAACAATTCTAACCCGGTTGTATCTACACTCTCAGGTTGATATTCAAAATAAGACATTAATGCTGTATATCCTTTCTTAGCTAGTTGTTGCATTTTTTTCATTACCTTCCTAAACAATTTAGATAACCAACCTTTTAGTTTTGCAAATAATTTTGCTTCAGTTAAATATTCTTCTGTTAATAACTCTTGATTAAATTTTTCTTGTTCTTTTATTAATAATCCAGAAAATGTTTCTTTATCTACACTATCATTAGTCAATCTAAACGAACCTACTGTTGATGCAGTACCTTTAGCTGATACTTTAGAACCTGTTGGTGTTTTAGGTGATATTCTTACTTTAACTTTTGAAGCTAATGTTTCAATATATGGAGCTGGTTTATTTGGACCTAATGATAATTGCACTATAGTATTATCTTTACCAGTTGCAGGATCAAATACTACCATCCAATTTGAATTAGCATATTTATCTGGAGCAAATTTAAATTCTCCTGTGGCTGCTTCATAAACAAAGAACTTTCTAAACTCTAAATTATCTTCAAAAAAATCATTAAATACTGGATTAAGAGCTTTCATTGCAGCTTTCCAATCAATGATTTCAGCCTTTTTAGCTTCGTATTCTTTTTTATTAAACTTAATATCTAACGTACGTTTACTACTACCAACTCTGGCTCTGACACCTTTAGGTGTGCTCTTATCTTTAATTGATTTAATAATAGTATTAACATTGCCAGGTACTGTAATTTTTTTTAATACTGGTTCTAGATCAGACATTAATTTATTTATTTCTTTAGGTGCCTTATTTCCCATACTAGCAATTGCAGCATTAAATGTAGATAATGTTTCTTCTTTATATCCTGACATTACTTGAGATCCACCAGCCTGTTTAAGAGATATGTTAATACCAGAAGTTGAATATAAATCTGTTTTAGGTGTACCATTACTACCTAACCAATCAGGATTAAGTTTACCTACACCTGACCCAAAATGAATCATTGATTTAGCTGGAGCATTTGTTTCAGATTTAATATCTTTTGCAATGTTTAATGCAATTGCTTCTCCTGCATCATACGTTTCTTTTTTCAGTCCGTGAGTGTCTGGAGCATTATCCCAACCACCATTAAATGCAACCACAATAACTGCTTCCATATCGGTAGCACTTACACCATTAATGCTTTTTTCTGAGATATATTCTTCTACATAACCTTCATCTTCTTCAGGATCTCTTGACTTCTCTTCGTTTTTCTTATTGTATATAGACCAAGCAAGAGCAAAAGCTTTGTCGTCATCCATACCATCAGCTTTAAATCCCTTTACGAGTTGTTTCATGCCAGGAGGAGCTTTTTCTTCTAATTGTTTTGTTTTAAATGAAAGCATTAATTATCTACCTTTGCACCAGCTCTCCATTGGTAACATGACCAATATCCTGCTTTAGTTTTATCTTTTTTATCTGCACAATTATGACGAGCTCTAAAAGCTTTACGTCTTGCAGGGTCATCTCTTTTAATCTCTGAATTAGGATCGCCAAAGTTTACCTTTATAACATTACCTTTATCGTTCTTTACATATACATGAAACTTTCCTGGAGAACCTTTAGGTGAACGCTTAGGATCATTCAGTGTTTTACCTTCATACTTTTCAACTACTAATTCTTTGTACATCTCTTCGCATGCACAATCGATTGCTTCTATTTGTTTTAATGTCTTCATTAATTATTCCTTAACCATGTTTTGGCTGCTTTGTTTTTTGGTAATTTTTTAGACCAGTTCTTAATTACATTTTCTACTTTGCGAATTAACATTGGAGTTTTTTCCCTTACTGAGTTATCTATCTCAAAAAACATTTTACCAAATGATTTCTTTAATGGCTTTAAACTCCTCTCTAATTCATTGTATTTGGCAGTTACAAGTTCTGGTCCAATAGATCTTCCGCCTACTGCGCCGCGTTGCTTATCAGATTCAATAGAGCCTTCTAAACCAAGTTTGACATATATCATAGCTGTCTCATAACCAAGTGCTTCTAGTGTTTGCTTTTGTGTTAATACTTTAGAAGAATTTGCGCCTGTACCATCAATAAGTAGACCTAATCTACCTACCATGGCGTGACCTTGTTTGGCTTTAGTATGTCTCTTTGCTACTGTTCGAACGACATTACGTTCATATTCCTGTTTAGGATTAAGGATAACTGCACCATTATCATCAGTCAAACCTGCTTGTTTCATATAACGAGTAAACTCTATGTCAGAGTTAATTTCTTTATATCCCAATTGGGCTGGTAGTGCCATAGATTCGGCGACAAAGGATTTACCTGCGCCTGGTGCACCTGCCATAAAAACTGCTTTGAATATTGAAGGATCATGTCTTCCTTCTGATAGATAACCTTTGAGTGACTGCATGTGACCTTTATAATTTAGATATAAAGGTATTTATAATAATTACAAATTCTTTATAATTTTATTTAAATTCTTAATTTTGCTGTACTTCTTAAGCTTTTTTAGCTTTGGTTCTACATTTTCTGTGATATTTTCTATTGAAACATAACCATAATAATCAAGTATGAGTATCATAGCCATTACATCACCGAGTTCTTTTTCTAATTCAGCTATATTATCTTCATCATATGGGCCAAATCTAATTAATTTTGAGCAAGCTTGTATAACTTCTGCTGACTCTTCTGACAAAATAGTCAGCGTTTCTTTTACGTTCATTACTTTTTACCGAGTACATAGTCCTGCTTTTCCATCGCATCATCTAATATACTTTTGAGAATATCGCCTGCCGCTTCATTAAACTCTGTCTCACCATGTGGATCATCAAATGGATAATCCACAATTTCATAATCAAAGTTTATAGACTTTGTTGTCTCATTTAATTTAATTTCCATGTAGCGATATATAACATCATGGAACTTGCCACCTTCTAATCGTACATACCAATGTTCATTATCTAAATCATTTTTATCTACGAATGTCCATTTTTTAAATGGAACTTCTCTTTCTTTAACGGTCATTACGAATAAAGTCTAGTTCGTATGCTTGACCTTGTACTGTAAAATAGATTGTTGAGTGTGAATACTCTCTTTTAGCAGTTTTAGTCTTACGTTGTTCAGTTTGACATACGATTTGCGTTGTACCATTGCCTTTATTCTCTTCGTGTTTAGCGCCAATCATGCCACCAATCACAGCTCCTGGTAATCTACCACCATTATCATCTATTGCATCACCTGCAACTGCACCAAGTATTGCACCCCAAAGAGCGCCTACAGCCACATCACCAGCCATAGATGTTTGTTCACCACATACTTCAACGTAGTATGGTTCAATAACTACAACATCATGATAATGATCTTTGACTACACCTGATCTGATATTCTGTGCAGCTAACACTTGCATAGAAGCAACTACTAAAACACCAATAACAAAACCTTTTACTTTATATTTCCACATATACTACTCCTTCATTTAAAGTTATATTATAACATAGTTTTAGCGCTTTGTACATGCTATTTCTCATGTTCTCCTTCAATTTTATATGGAACTTTTTCATCAGGCGGATTTCTCCATTCATGCTTATATTTCTTTATTGTAGCTTGTGCCTTAGGATCTTTTCTAGTGCCACGTGTTGTAGTCGGACTAGGATATCCTTTATCGTGTGCTGTTACAGCATATGAATCTCCATATCCACCAGGAGTTGGTATGTTTTGTTTCTTATCTAAGTTAGCATATATACCAACTTTTGAATTCCTT